TCGGTTTAGATGAAAGGAAAAATAAAATGATTAATGATGTGATTATTAAGGATTATGCAGAAGATTACATTTTGAATAGTGGGCAGTTGCTTAACGATTTCGATATTAATTCGATTGTTGAAAATCTGCGTCATGTTGCTGTGGTTAATAATATGACCATTGAGAATTATGAAGATTGTGATTCGTTTGCGAACGATGATTTTATAGAAGCGTTCGAGCGCAATTGAAAAATAGGAGTGATTAAAATGAGTTTCATGAATATTGAAGCATTGTCTAATTCAATTGATTTTAACGTGAATAGTATTTACGATGTACTTGTGTATTTCGTCGATATTGCGTCTGATTGCTTAATAGAAACTCGGTTTGTTGATTGCATTGATGCATACGGGCTTAGGGATGTGCTTGCTGATGGCGTATTTTACGTTCCGGGTGCGGTATGTTTGGGCTATCGAATTGGCTAACACGCCTTTGTTGGAAAGGGATTGACCGTGTATTGCAAACGTAATACTTGCGCTTTTATCAAGGGTTATAGGGTTCGTGGCGAACGTTATGTTAAGCCTGTTGTCATGGGTGTGAAGTGGTTTAAATGTGATTCGACTGTATCTGATTATGTGTTTCTGCACTGTCGTGATATTGTTGATTTGATGCGGCGGGGCTTGTGGGAGGGGTGATGTGATGGCCTATTAGCTCAGTGGTTAGAGCGGCATCCTTATAAGATGTGCGTGCTGGGTTCAATTCCCGGATAGGCCACGCGATTGTGATATATTGGGTCATGGCATGTCGTTTTGATGTGTCATGACCTTTTTATTTGTGAGGTGTGTCCATGGATATTAGTTCTATTGTAACCGTTGTCGGGAGTGTGGGTTTTCCAATTGTCGCGTGCTGCGGTATGGCGTGGTTTATCGCCACGACGTTCAGCGATTTTAATGATTTGATGACGAAAAACAATGTGTTGACTGAAGAACTTATTGTATTGCTCAAGAATGATAAGGGGGGTAGTGATGATACGAATATGGCGTAGCGTGTTGGCGTGCGCGTGCGCATTGTCATTGCTTTTTGTGCCATCTGCAAGTGCGGATATGCGTGGTGTAGATGTGAGCAATTGGCAGTGTGATATTGATACGTTCGCGCTGGACGCTGATTTTGTTGTGGCGGGTGCTACATGGGGTGTTGGCGGTTTCAACGGCATGTGTCTGACCAACGGTGTGAATCAGGCGGCGAACTATCAGCTCGGGCGTGCAGTGAACAGCGGTAAAAGCATCGGCGTATATCATTACGCGATGGGTCGTGACGCGAACACGGAAGCTGATTTTTTTATCGATAATGTGCGCGGATACGTTGGCAACGCGGTACTTGTTTTGGACTGGGAATCTCAGGACAACCCGAGTTTTGGTAATGGCGCATGGATTGAAACGTGGGTGCGTCGTGTGCACGATCGTACACAGGTATGGCCTATTGTATATGTCCAAGCGTCAGCGCTGGGGCAGCTTAGTGAGTTTGTGCGTGCGCATTGCGGTGTGTGGGTTGCACAGTATGCATCGATGAATGTAACTGGTTATCAGGAATCGCCGTGGCTGTATGGTGCGTATGGTGAAGCCATGCGGCAGTATACGTCGAACGGGTATGTGTCGGGCTATGCCGGGCGGTTGGATTTGAATTATTTCAGGGGCGAACGATGGCAGTGGGATGCATACGCGCACGGTGACGGCGCGAACGTGGCCGCGCCGGAAACGAATGCCGGTGGGAACACCGGTGGGAGCGTGCCGCAGTCGGCTTGCGTGGTGGTTGCGTCGGGCGACACGTTGTCGGGCATTGCCGAGCGTACCGGCTTGCTGCCGTGGCAGTCGTGGCACGGGTATGGGTCGGGTAATCCGGCTGTGATTTATCCGGGTGAAACCGTGTGCTATGGCGGTGCTGTGACTGCGCAGCCGGATGTGGCGCGTACGTATACGGTTGTGTCCGGGGATAGTCTGTGGTCGGTGTTTGGCGGTGATTGGGCGCGTGTCGCGTCGCTTAACGGTTTGTCGGAACCGAGTTTGATTTACCCGGGTCAGATTTTGCGTTATTGAGAATCAATGTCAATAATCGGCGTGTCGCTTTTTGCGCGCGCCGATTTTTGTGCTATAAATATTTATGTCGCCAAAAATGGTTGACATAAACAAATACAAAGGATAACAAACATGCGAAAGATTCGTAAGGTAATCGCTGACAGCACCATAAGTTATTATGACAGGGACGGCGTGGCGCAGACGTTCCACACCACCGGAAACGTTCGTACCGTTGAAATGGCCGTCAAGACGCTTATGGACGCCGGTATCGTCAACGTGTTGGTTGATGATATTACGGTCAATAAAACCGTGTACGTGATGGACGTTGATACGTTCATCGAACATGCCGAACGTGTTGCGGTTGACGTAACCGGTACCGATATCGACAATGATAACGACAACGATATTGAATTCTGAAAGGAACTGAAATGAACGAAGAAAACGAACAGATGAACGACACCACCGTGAATGAAACCGCACAGAACACCGCTGACAACTATCGTTATATTTGCACGATGGACAACAGTACGTTCGAAGGAAAACGCGCCATCGTCAACGCACGTAACAGCGCGTTGTCGCTGAACGGATACGGGGCGGAACCATTGACGGTTATCGGCGCTTACATCGCGCCGGGCGTCCGTTCTCAGACCGGTCAGAAATGCGCAAACGTCTATCTTTTCGGAAAGGACGGTAAGACGTATTTCAGTCAGTCACAGGGAATCTACCGCAGCGTGTTGGATATCTACGACATGTTCCCCGATTTCAACGCGCCGGACGGTATCACTGTCGCGGTCAAGCAGACCGCACTTGGTGGTGGGCGTTCCACGAAATCGCTTGAAATCGAGTAGTTCGGAATGAAACAAAAGTGCCATAATACGTTATGGCACTTTTTTATAAGGTGGTGAACATGCCTAGAGCGCATAAACAAGCGGACGTTTTGACAGCGAAACGCAAGCGTGTGCGGCGTACGATAAACAGTCTGAAAAAAAGCATTACCGACACCATGCCCGAAAGTGAAGCACATGCACGACGTGTTTATATCCAGCGACTTGAAACGCAGCTGAAAAACACATATGTAGGCCGTACCCGCAACGCTGCCATTCGTGACGAATTGTATCAACGCGCCAATGAAAAAGCCGACGCGCTGCTTCGGCAAATCGAAGGTGTGCGCGGCGGCAAAGGGCGCGCGAAAGAACGCGCACGCTCATTTAATATCTTTCGCAACGAAATACGAATGGCGTCCAAGGGGTTACCGAGCGCGCTGGGTGATGACCTGGGCCGTGAAAAAGTCAAGATATTTTGGCGATACACACAAAACGTATGGCAACGTCCCGACGTTGCCCCGAACAAACGGTTAGAAGCCATCATGAAAGCGTATGACACCAATTCGCTCAGTGAATTGTTTGATACTATCATGTCACGAAACGAAAAGGTATTGCAATACGCAAAACGTATGAAAATGCACGCGGGCGAATTGGAAGACGATACGGACGTTGATGGCGGTAGCCCGATATGGCTCATGTTGGTCACACCTGACGTAATACGATGATGAAAGAACGCAAGGATTTTCGGGTAGCGGCAATATTCGACACCGAGACAACGAATATCGGCACGGGTGCCGAAACGCGTGCATACCCGATATTATACATTTTCAACGATTTGCGTAATACACCGCTGGAATCGTACACCCCCGATACGGACGATGTACGGTTTTACCGGCGCACGTCCGAAGCGCTGACGTACATTGATGATCTTATCGAATATGGGCGTGCGCACGATTATGTGCCGATAATCGCGGCCTATAACCTTATGTTCGATATGCAAACTCTCATGTTGGAATTGGCGCAGTCGTATACGATTACCGCTAACGCGCAAACCGCCACTAGCGTATATACTCTAGATTTGTACGTCGGTGATGACGTGGTGTGCCGTTTTTGGGACACGTTTTATCTCGAAATGGGCGGTCTGCGTGCCATGGGTGAAACATGCGGATTACCGAAAGCGGTAGGCGACTGGGATTACTCGCTTATCCGCACGCCCGAAACGCCGTTGACCGAAGAGGAATTGTTTTACGCGCGGCGCGATGTGCAAGTGATACCCCAATACTTGCAATGGTTGCTACGCGCGAATCATTGGCTGACGTCGGACATGCTGGGATGTCGTGTGCTTACCAAAACGTCTCTTGTGCGGCAGATGGCACGGCGCGAGATTGGCGGGCGACGTATCACGTTGCAGAGTGGCAAGCAGATGACGCTTCAACGCGCTTTCGAGCTGACTTGCAATCAAGAATTTCCGAAAAATTACGAGTCCTATGCCTTACGTAAAGCATGTTTTCGTGGCGGATTGACGTTTACGAGTGCGAAAACCGCTAGTGTAGTTGTGGATAATGTTGCGTCCTTGGATGTAACGTCAATGCATCACGCTTTTATTAATGGCCGTCGTTTGCCGGTGAAGTTTGCGCCTATACCTTCGGATATTTTGCAAGTGGCGTGCGAGCGTGTCGTTAACACGCCGCTTGAAGACGTATTGGCGAATTATAGTGACCCGTTCCGTACGGGTGTGCATGCAGCTGTGAGGTTTACGAATATCAGATTGCGTAAAAACACATGTTTCGACATGTGGGGTATTGCAATATGCCCGCGCTCGAAATTCGTAAAGACGCTGCAAGCGGATACGGATTATGCTAATAATGAGCGTGCGAAAACACAGGAAAACAGCATTAGGGCGCATGGTTATGTTGATACTGCTGTTAACGCGACATATGCTTTCGGAAAACTGTATTGTGCAGATGAATGCATATTACACGTTAACGAGATTGAATTATGGAACGTGGCGCAAGTGTATGAGTACGATGAAATGCACGTCTTATATGGAGAGGGAACTACCAAGACAATCATTCCGCCCGATTACGTGACTTTACAATCCAATATGCTTTTTGCTCGAAAAACCGATGTGAAAAATCTGATTAAACATTATCATGAGGGGGTAGCGTATACGGAAAAAATACCCGATTCGATACCTGAGGGCATCGCGCGCGACGCGATGACGGGTTCGTTAAGCATGAAATTTTTGCAATCATACTACGGTAGTACCGTTAAAGGTCAGTTCAATGGGATTTACGGCACTCAGGCTCAAGACGTTATGAAAGCCGATTATCGCGTGACGGGCGCCGGTGAACTTGAAGTTGATAAAACCACGGTTTGCACACCTGAAAATTTTGCGAAAAAACGTCCGAAAACGCCACGCGTGCTTTACACTTACGGTATGCGAATCGTTGCGGGCAGCAGAATGCACTTGCTGTTAGCCATGATGCTGATATATCGGCGTTTCGGTAATCGTGTCACGGTCACAGGCGGCGACACTGACAGTTTGAAAATCAGCTGCGCCAATGACGTGACCGACTTGGAACTTTTGCAAGCGCTTGAACCATTGCACAATGCGATAGAAAACGCTATCAACATTACCATGCGACGGGTCAGAGACACCGCGCCCGATATGGCGTCTACGTTGGAACATATCGGAAAATTTGAAGTGGAGGATTGCGGCGGTGCGACTCGTTATGTCGAACACATGGAATTGTGGAATAAGGCGCGTGTAAGTTTGGACGCGGGCGGGCGCGTGCATGTCACTTGTGCGGGACTTCCGCGACCGGACGGCATGTACACCATAGAAGATTTTATTGTCGATGTTATGCGCGCGGGGCACGGTTTCCCGGAAACCGTACAAATGTCGCTCGGTTATGATGTGTTGGTCGATTATGACATATGCCATACGTTGCAACGCAATCGACCGCATGTATGGGATAGATACGTCGGTAACGTCACCGATTATCAAGGTGTGACATATCATGTTGACGCACCCGAAGCGATAGCGTTGTATCCGTCCGGTAGATGGCTGGGCGAATCGGACAAACAGGCCAACGGCGAGAATCTGACATACATACGAAACACGTATAATCGGAATGTGGAAACAATGCCCCGCGAACTTATTATGCGGGACGGCAAACCTATGATTGTGAGTATTGATGGCGAAATATTATTATGACCGGCTTAGAGCGCAGATACTGCCACGCAACGCCGACGTGAATCTTATAATTGGCGCACGCGGACTCGGTAAAACGTATGGCGTACGTCGATATATGCTGGAAGATTATATTAAAAACAACATATGTTTTGTTGAGGTCACACGATATCGAGAAGAAAATAACGACGTGGCGGCAAAATATTTTGACAGAATAATAGAAGATAATATTTTCCCCGACTACGATTTTAGAGTACATAACAAGGTTGCTGAAATACGTCGTAATGGCGAGAAAAAATGGCGGACATGCGGCTATTTCATCCCATTATCATTGCAACAGCAGAAGAAAAAAAGCACATATGTTAATGTACGTAACATTTGTATGGACGAAATTATTATAGACCCTGATGACGTGTATCATCATTATTTGCGCAACGAATATGAACAATTGGCTAACCTTGTAGATACCGTCACGCGCGAACGCGCCGACGATAACAAGCTGCGTAAGCCGCGAATCTTTCTACTAGGCAACGCGTGCGACGCATATAATCCGTATTTCAAACATTACAACGTACCCTTGGAGCCTGAGTTTGGCTTGCAATGGCTTGATGGTAAGACGTGTATTTTCGATTATGTTGAAGATGATAAATACGCTGAACAGAAAACAAAAAACACCGTTGCGGGACGTATGATGAAAAATAACGATGGTGTCACCGCTAAAAACAAATTCAAACACCATAATACTGATTTTATTGAAAAACCACACAACCACGTTAAACTTACTTATGTCTTCCGTTGGTTGCGGCGGGAATACGGCGTTTATGTTGATTTACGTTGTGGCTACGTTTTCGCATCATCAAAATATGACGCGGGCGCGCATGTGCCGTATTTCGCAATTACGACGGATGATAACAAACTTAATTATCTTACGGCAAATGTTGCAAAAGACTTGATTAGGAATCTTACGTCATATTACGCGTTAGGCTATTTACGCTACGATACGGTGGAAACGCAACACGCCGTAATTGCAATGCTTAGAAATTTCGGCGTAAAATAAACACGGCATACACGAGGTGTTACAGTGAGAATGTTAAAACATTATCGTTGATAACCACGGTTGACTCCGCCAATGATATGGCCGTGAGGGAAAAGCGCGCCGTTCGTCGCTGTGAATCATGTCGCAAGTGTGCTATTCTTAAGTCGTGCCGGTTCGGTATTCGTTCGCCGGTACGACTTTTTCATATATGAAAGGAAAAACGATAATGGATGACGAGACCCCCGAGGAAAGGGACACCGCCGAACGCGATGACCTCACCCCCGATGAAGCGCACCGTGCGGGCGAGTTCGACGACTTGCGCGACATGATGCGTGACGTGCTGGACAAAGTGAGCGCAATCAGTGACCGCACGGACGCGATCAGCGAACGAATTGACGGCATATACGACAATTTCGCTGATTCCGTTGCGCAGATGGTCGAAAACGGTGCAACCGTCAAGGAAAACGACGATGACGCGGCGGAAGCAATCGCGCAGGCCGCGGCAGAGGACTTGGAAAATCTCGATTACACGCTTTAATCGATTGGAGGAAATATTATGGCTGTAGACAATGCGACGATTTTGGATAAGGTGCGTGCCAAGGGCACGGACGATTATCAGCAGCGTATTCCGAGTGCGACGCAGACCGGCGTGGCGAACACCATGCGCTACTTGTTCGACCCCATGAATCGTCAATATTTGAACGATTGCGTTTGGAGTATGGTCAATCGTATCGGGCTCACGGTTATGGCGCAGAACGCACCGTTTGAAAACCCGTTGTCGATTTTCAAAAAGGAAAATTTGTACTGGGGTTCGACCGTGCAGGAAATCGCAGTCAAGTGGATTAAGGCGCACGGTTACAAGGATGATGCGGAAGACCTTTTGAAGATGCACCGCCCCGAAGCGGCGGTGTGGTTCTACGAGAACAATCGCCGTGACCAATACCCGATTTCATGGACTGACGATGAATTGCGTCAGGCGTTCGTTGATGATTTCGGGTTGAACCGTTTCGTTGCGCAGATTATGGAAAGCCCGCGCAACAGTGACCAGTACGACGAAATGAACATTATGCTTGCGCTGATTCGACATTACGAACAGAATCTTGGTTTCTACAAGGTACACCTTGACGCGGTGCCGAGCGACGAAACCACCGCCAAGACGTTGCTCAAGGCATTGCGTGCGACTGCCGGGCGTATGCAGTTCCCCAGCACGCAATACAATGCGTTGAACGTCACCGATATTCCGGCGTACGCAAGCCCGCAACAAATGGTGTTGTTGATCGAACCGGAATATCTTGCGTCGCTTGACGTTGACGCATTGAGCGCGGTTTTCCAGCTGGATAAAGCGGACGTGCCGTATCGTGTTATTGAGGTACCAAGTCTTGGCATCGACGGCGCAGTGGCGTTGCTTGTTTCTACCGATTGGTATCAGGCGCGAGACACGCTGTATGGCACTACGCAGTTCTATAACCCGCAGACACTTTCCAACACGCTGTATCTCAATCACTGGGGCATTTACGGTGTGTCCCCGTTCACTCCATGCGCGTTATTTACCACCGATGCGGCCACTTCCATCAAGGTTGTGACTCAGACCGTGACCGGCTTCGCTCTGACCCCGACCACGGGCACCGTCAAGGCGGGCGACCTTATGCAGCTCACGCCCAAGCTCACCGCCACCGTAACGCCGACCGGAACCGCCATACAGGTCGCGCCGAACGCGGCAACGTACGAGGTTGCGGCGAACCATGCCGCAAGCGGCGATGACACGCACGGCGCGGCATTCGACCTCAACGTCAATACGTTCGTCGATGACCAAGCACGCTTGCACGTCCAGCGTGACGGCCTTGTTGCCGGTGATGTCATTACCGTGACGGGCACCGCCACGTACGTCAATCCGAACGGCGAGACTACGGAACATTCCGCAACATGCACGTTCACCGTCGCATAGTCTGAATCGACTATGGTATAAAATGAGTGGTGTTTCATGTGGGACACCACTCATTTTTCATATATAGGAAAGGGCGCGATATGGATTTTCCACATCTGCAAAACGCAACGGCGTTCCCGGACACTGATACGCGCGTGTACGGTCAGTATCGCAATGTTTTTGACTACAACGTTTGGACTCCAAACACGGTAATTAAGTTATGTCGTGTGAATTGGTATGATGATTATCACGACGTTGTGAAATTCTCCGATGATATTGCAAGAGACGCGTGGTTTGACAAACTAGAGGGCGAAACCGTCAAACTCACAACGAACATGTATATTGCGCGTGCCGATGCGGACGGCATAAAATTGCCCGTGCCTTACATGACGGCGCAACAGTATAATTACATTGTCGTTGACTTTTCGCATGACATTATCAATACGCCGTACCAAAAAACCGACGTGCAGACACGTTATCATTTTTTCATCACTTCCGTACGCGCGGAAGCGCCGAACACGACAACATGCACGCTTATGCGTGACGTATGGACGGACTATATCAACAATACCGTAATCAACGGTTTGCTGTTGTCACGCGGGCACGCGCCGTTAACGGAAATGACACCGGCGCAACTCTTGGAAAACCCGCGCGCGAATTGTCGTGATTTCACGCTGCCCGACGTTGACTATGGCAATGCCGCATCGAATATCAGGAAAAGCGCACCGTTTAATCTGCAAAACGGTACAAGATACATATGTGTAGCCGCGACGTTTTCGCCCGGACAATTACAAACCATGAGTAACACGCGTGGGTCGAACATCACGGACAGCGACCCGACATACACCAATAATGACGACACGGTTAACGGTTTCTCGTGGGGTGCCGGAAATATTTCCACGTCAAACGTCACCGGCGTAGGCACATCGTATAATTCTATTGACAATTACACTGTAAGCAACGTAAGCATGTATGCGCTCGAATCGTCCAAAATATCAGGCGATTATTTTGACACGCTTTTCGCTTATTATCCTCATATCATGTCACAGATTACAGCGGTTTTCGTCGCCACCGCAACCATGCTGCATCTTGACAACACTATCAGCGTGAATGGCGTTGAATGGCATATGGTCAGCGGAACACGAACGAAACTATCCGATATTGATTTAACGATTGACGATTTTGGATACGCCGCTGAGTACGCTCAAATAACACGACTATATCTTGCACCCTACGCGCACTTAGAAATATCCGACAATGTTGGTAATAAAACCCGTGTGGAAATAGCGGATTGCGGGCAACTCTCGGTACAGACCGTCACATCCCTTAGTTATCCGGTATTGCGTCAAATTGCATGGCTTGACGGAATTGGATGCGACGGCGACGCATCCATTAGCATTGACGCCATCAACGGGGCTAACATCACCGCTAACGTACCGAACGCGGACTTGCTCAAAACGCTCATATCGCACGACATACCGACATACGCGTTGCAACGCCGCGCAATCGATGCGCACCGCGCCGCCGCATACAATCGAGAAATCACGCAAGCGCGTGAAAACGCCATTGTCTCGTACGAAAACGGCGCGCGTTCGGCTAACGTGGCATTGAGCAACACTAACCGAAGCAATGCGAACAGTATCGCCAACACGAATCTAACAAACGCGCTCAATTCCACCGTTACGACCAATTCAAACAATGCATCAAACGCAATCTACAAAAACAACGTGACACAACAAAATTTGCTGCTGAGCGCATCTAACAACAAAATCGACGAAATGAACACGGCCACTTTGGACTTGACAACGCAACTCGTGAACACGGAAATCACGACGAGTGCGATTGGCACCGTCACCGCTGCAATAGGCGCGATAGGCACGGCGGCAACCGGCATAGCGGTTTCGGCGGCGACGGGCGGCGCGGCGGCACCGATGGTGGCGGCGGGACTCGGCGCAGCCGGAAGCGTCGGTTTGTCAAGCGCGAGTTTCGCAACCGGTGCGTCCAAGACGGCGACGGAAGCCGGTTACAAGCAAGCGTACAATGATGCAGCGGCGTTCGCGGCGAAAAAATACAATGGACAGGCCAATAGCGTCAGCATCGCAATGGCGGGCACGCAAAACATACAAGCCACAGCGCTTAACACCAACAACACGAACGCAAGCAACGCGACAAGCAGCAGTATTGCGGCCAACAATGCGAACACATCGAACACGAACGCGTCGGCGTCACGCAATCAGAGTGTGTACAATGCCAAACGTGTCATGACGAACACGCGTTCCAACGTCAATGCCGCATGGCGCGACTTGCTCAACCACGCAGCGCAGCCCGTGGGAGCGTATGGCGGTGACAATTTCAGACAGGCCACGGGGCTTGACACCATGACCGTGAAAATAGTCACCGAAGACAATGGCGCGATAGCGGCGGCGGGCGATTACATGCTGCGCTATGGTATCGCAAGCAACAAACTCTACAACAGGCCGTCGCTGACGCCTTGCAAGCATTTCACGTATTGGCGGACAGCCGATATATGGACGATATGCCCGCTTGCGCAAAACGAACAATTGCAGACGATCAGGAATATTTTCACTTCCGGTGTTACAATATGGAGCAGACCCGAGGAAGTCGGCGGCGACTTCACAAACGACAATCTATAAGGTAGGAAAGTATGGGACGTAAACGCACGCATAAAAGGCCGTTGACCCGTGCGGAAATGGGCGAACGCGGCGCACCGACATGGCAGCAATCCGAAGCGCTCAATTCACAAGCGTATTCGATGGCGTATTCGCAAATGCTGAATATCGCGTTGTCAAGATTTAAGTGGTTGAATCTGCCGAAAACTTGCGATGCATGGTTTCTTGAATACAATCTGCTGTATTTCGGTTACGCAACAATCGCGTTCCCGCATAGCAAGCCGGGAGTGTTTTTCAGCACGCAAGCGGTGACTACATCGAATTTCAACGTGTATTACAAACCTAAAAAATGGAATAGTTACGGTATCAACGGTTGGCGTTTTCCGGTTAACAATTCCAATGGCGTTTTCATCTACGCTAACCGTGCTCGTACGCCACTCATTCCGACTATTGAATTTTTCGCGCATGAAATAGAAGATTTGTACATGACGCGATGGCAAAATCGTTTCAATCAGAAAACGCCGTTCATCCTTGAGGTTCCAGCCGGACAACAAACGGCGGGCATCAATGTTATCAAGCAAATCTCAGGCGGCGAAATGGCAATCATGGCGACACCGGGCTTCACCGATGCCATGAAAGCCAACGTCCTGAAAACCAATGTCGAATATATCGGCATGGAATTGCAGAACGATATTCAAAACACTTGGAACGCATTCTATCAATCGTTGGGCATTAAAAATCTGCCGTTGAAAATGGAACGGCAAACCGCCGACGAAATTAACGACTACGGGGAACCGACCGACCTACGCGCGCTCAGCGAATTAGAGGAACGGCGTGCCGCGTGCGATATTCTCAACACAAGGTTCAGAAAATATCTTAAGGAACCGATACAGGTTGTGTGGAACGAAGACAATGTTTCCCGCAACTACGCTTACTTGACGGACATGGAAAGATTGAACGACGATGACAATGCAGAATGACATAAACCATTATCAGCCATGTGAATCGCGCGACGATTTTCACGGCGTGATGACGTACACGTTTGGCGAACTGCTTGACGTGCCCGGCGGTGTTGACTGGGATAACGCTGCATGGTCATGGCGGGACATTGCCTATGATGACACGCAATACACGCGTTGCTGTAAGAAAATCGAGAATCGTTTCTATGACAGGGAGTTAGGCGTTATGCCACCGTCAAGATGGCGGCGGCACTTTCTACGCCTTATTCAAGAAATCATGCCGACGCTGCGCCCGCTTTATGCGCTTGTAAGCAATAATCCTGATATAATACTCAGTGATAGCGACATATGGCATAAAATGCGGACAGTCTACAGTGATTTCCCAGCGACACAATTGGCTGAAAACCAAGACTACGCGAGCAACGCGACCGATAATCAATACGAGACGATCGCAAACGGTGATTTCATGGACAAAGTCAATCGCATAAGGAACGGCGATTACGTCGATATTGACGTGATGCTGCTCGATCATCTTGAAACGTGTTTTAGTCCATTATGGACAATCAACATAAACAATTATTGAAAGGATGCCACATGTTTCCACTGCTGCCGTTTTTCTCGGTATGGCCGTACACGCCCGCCATACCCGCGTTCTATTGGAATGCTAAAAGCCAAGAGGAAATAATAAAACACATCGCGTGCGAAATCGACCACATAACGGCATATCTTGACGAAATCGTAACCGACATAAACAAAACATTAGCCGACTATGATACAAGAATAAAAAACATTGAAGCGCACATAAACGATTACGCGTTAGCCATCGCGCAAATACAAGAACAAATCGACCACATAGGAAACACACAATTAATATGGAACGTCACAAAAGGCGAATACACCGATAGTAAAACCGCATTACGTGACCTCTATCGTGAACTATCCGTTTACGGTGCGCGAATCAGTCAAATTGCTGACATTGACATAGACAAATTGGCTGAACACCGTACCGACGAAACGCCCGCAGTCGGCAACCTCACCATATTCAACGACAACACGCCACGCGTTACCGATACGGAAACAGGTAAACCGTACCCGGCATTATAAGCACGAAAGGACAATCTATTATGGCGGAAACTCTAAACTATAAGCTTGAAAAATATGACGCGGGCAGTTCTGCTAATCTATTAGACCAATATAATTCGTCAATGGATAAAGTTGACGCGGCGCTTAAAAAAATCAACGATAAAGCCGAGCAAGCCGGGCAGGAAAACGCGTTACCGGACGGGCTTGAAGCGTTCTGCACAGCGTTAGGCATTTCCAGCAGCAACGCGGCAACCCTAGGCGCAACGCTAAATCACATTTTGAATAAAATCGGAACCGAAGCGTTTACCGTTACCGACCTTGCAAACGCAAAGAAAACCGCCGAAGGTTTCATTATCCCCGGTAACGTCGCATAACAGAAAGGGTATACTATGGCTACAGAAACACCGTTTTATCATCTGCCATTGTACGAAACAGGCGACCTAGCGGACTTGCGCGACGGGTACAACGCGGCAATGCGGATTATCGACCGCACCATACATCAACTGCAAGTGCAAGCGGAAATTAATCATCCCCAAACGATACGAAAGGAAACCACAAAATGACAGACTATACAACCAATTTCAATCTTGAAAAATATACACCCGGTGACGCGGCAAACCTCAACGACCAATATAACGCGTCAATGGATATTATCGACACCAATCTATACAAAGTAAACACTAACGCTAGTAACGCGCTAAACACCGCCAATCAAGCCATAACGCAAATACAAACCACAAACAACAATCTAGCTGCGTTAGGCGTAACCGACGAAACCACCGCCACCACGCTTAAAAACAAGATTGACAAAACCGCGTCGAATCTTGCAGTTACAACCGAAACAGCAAAAAACACAGAAAGCAACCTAAAAGCGCTCGGAATAACCGACACCGCCACCGCCGAAACAACTAAAACACGTTGGAACACGGCAGCCGAGCAAGCCGAAAGCAATAAAAACAATATATCCACGCTCAACACTAAAACAAGCCAAAACGCGCAAATCATTACGCAAGCAATCGGCTACAATGATAATATTGTCGTAATCGGAGACAGCTGGGTGGATGGATACTATGGCCGCGCAAAACACTTAGCAGACTCACCGGCAAACGCCATTTATGATATTCTAAAGCCAACGACAAAACAAACACTAGGCACAAGCGCGGGCGGTTTCTACGCAAACGGCGACAATGGCACATTTCTCGACCGATGGAACGCCGTGACCGATAAACAGCATGTCAATAGGGTTATCATCATTGGCGGACAAAATGACGCCGGAAAAATGCTGAATGATAACGTAGCAATAACGTCTATCGATAACAGCATAAACACGTTGCTAAACACAATACGTACCGAAGCACCAAACGCGATAATTGATATATTTCCAATGTGTCTCGCAATGGGCGAATCAATGAATCGACAAAACGCTAAGTGGGCTGTAGCACCGGATTACCGGCAACAGGTTTACAATCTTTTCGCTACAAAACGCGACATTCCAAACGTGGTAATCCACGAGGGCGCATATCGCGCGGGCGTGTGGGCGAGTCGTGCAGCAGACGGCGGCGACGATGGCGACGGCGCGCACCTATCGAAAGGCGGTTACAGCGCAGTCGGTCACGCTATGGGCAGCTGCATTCTACACGGCACGACATTTTTCCCGACACAAAGCGGTTTTCCTAACGAGTCACAAATTAACGGCACATGGAATAATATATCAATTTTTGAAACCAACGGTATACTATCAATCCAATACAACGTCAAATGCAACGGCGCGCAAAAGAACGGTGACAGGCTATTCAAAATCGCCAAACAGTTCAGCGTAGGCGCGTCAGTATTCTACAAAGACTACAGCGATAAATATTTCATCTCAATCGACGGAAACACATTAGCACTGCAAGGCGTAAGCGTAAACGCCGGTGACATAATCGCCGGTGGCATACGACTACTAGCGGGCTTCTAAAACAAAACCGGTCGGCATTATCGCCGACCGGTTTTATATTTATATCAATCATCACCGTTATCAACCGAAATAACATATTTACGACAACGGCGACCTTTCTTACTTAAACACCGTTCGGTTTCGACGTAATCATAATCGTTACTCACTGAAAATTCGACAACCGTTGCAAGTGCGGACTCGAACGTAATAACAGTATCATCAAAATAACCATTATCACGAACGGTAGTCGTAAGCACGTCTTCAATGCAAACTTTGTACCAAGTGTCCTCTTCAAGTTCGATAACATAAGCATTAAAATTAATCATTTTATTTTTCCTTTCATCTAAACCGACACTTACATAATACCACACCACACAACACGACACGCCACAACCGCACCGCTTCACCGCGCGCACTTCTGCGTAGCACAACACGTCGCCCAAGTCAAACCGACACGGCGTGTCGCAGCTTAATGGGAACCGTTCTCAATATAGTCTGTCTAGCCGC